CTTCCTGAGCGGCTCACGGTTCCCCATGAGGTCAAGCTCTCAGAAAAAGCGGCGGCTATGTACCAACAACTTGAAAGGACTATGCTGCTGCCCTTTGCAGATGGAGACGTTGACGCGGCAACGGCCGCGATCTTGACGAATAAGCTCTTGCAGTTGGCCGGCGGCGCGGTCTACGACGAGAATGGCAAAGCGCAGATCGTCCATGACCAAAAGCTCGAGGTCTTAGACCAGCTTATCGAAGAGGCGAACGGTCAACCTGTTTTGGTGTTCTACAACTACAAGCATGAGCTTGATCGGCTGCAAGCGCGGTACCCTCAGGCCATTCATGTAAAAGAGGAGAATGTCGTCAAGCGCTGGAACGCTAAGGAGATTCCGATTCTTCTCGCGAACCCCGCAAGCGCCGGTCACGGCCTTAATTTACAATTCGGCGGTCATATCGCGATTTGGTACAGCCCGACTTGGAACCTTGAGTTTTTCCAGCAGGCGAATAAGCGCCTTCATCGGCGCGGACAAGCTGAGACGGTTCTCATTCACACGCTTATGGCAAAAGGTACGATCGATGAGCGTATTTACGATATTGTCTTACGAAACAAAGAGGCGGGCCAGAACGCCTTGCTTGAGGCGGTCAAGGCCAGAATCAAGGAGGTAACATGACGGAAGAAGTTTTACAGTTGCTATCTGACGACCCGATGGTCGTACTCAATCGCGGCTATCGCGCAAAGGAGCGTATTGCCGCAAGGCAAAAACGCATTGAGGAGTGGCGGCAGATCGCCAAGTCTATTACCGCGAATCCCGAGAACGCTTCGAGCGGCGGCGGTTACCCTACAAGCAAGACCGAGAATTGTGTTGTCGCGATTATGACGCTGCAAGAAGAGATCAAGGATGAGATCATGGAGATCGCTGACTTTGAGCGGCAGACCTCTCAGATCATCAAGGAGCTTGTTGAGGACCTGAACTTCAAGACCGTCCTCGAGCTTCGGTATCTCAGCTACTTACGATGGGAGGAGATCGCCGTCAGAATGAATTATACATTCAGGTGGACCCAGGAGCTTCACCGCAGAGCTTTACTCGCATTGCAGGAGGCGGCAAGCGCGCTAATTCCGGCGTAAATGCGGTATTATGATTATTTTAGGCTAAAGCGCGTTAATTCCTGGGGTCACATTGTATACTGGTATGGAAGGTTTTGGCGAGCACGGCCATTGTCCTTCCTCCTGAAGAAGAGCGGCTGGAAACAGTCGCTCTTTTCATTTTGCTGCGTTTGGAGGTGGTGAGCGTGGCAGGCAAAATGACTCCGAAGATGCAAAAGTTTGTCGATGAATACCTTGTCGACCTGAATGCGACGCAAGCCGCAATCCGTGCAGGATATAGCAAAAAGACGGCTTACTCGATCGGCGTTTCAAATTTGAAGAAACCCGAAATTCAAGCCGCAATCCAAAAAAGACAAAAATCGGCGGCTGAAAAGCTCGAGATCACGCGAGAGCGTGTCCTGAAAGAACTCGCTTCGATCGGCTTCGCGAAGGCTACCGACTTTTTGACGATTCAAGGCGGCCACGTTCTCATTAAAGATTCTGACGACGTGGCCGCTGATAAGCTGGCAGCTCTCGCCTCTGTCAAGGAGGGTATGTATGGCGTAGAGGTCAAACTCGCTGATAAGGCTCGCGCTCTCGAGATGCTTGGTAAATATCTCGGTCTCTTTGATGGGACGAATCCAGAGGGCGATACGCAGAAGAATAACCTCTTTGAGGCGATCGCCGGCGCTGCAGAGGGGGGAATCGATCTAAATGAAATACCAGAGATTCAGTCCTCGGCAGACGTTGACGCTGACGTGGTGGAAGAGACCTGAGTTTGCAGGCTATGACGGCATTCTCTGTGACGGTTCCATTCGATCGGGCAAGACCGTCTCAATGGCAGTCGGCTTTATTCTTTGGAGCATGTACTCTTTCAACAATGAGAGCTTCGCCATTTGCGGCCGCACGATCGAGTCTCTGCGCCGCAATGTGATCGTGCATTTGCCCTCCTGGCTCGAGGGCCTTTTCAAGGTAACCGAGCGGCGCGCTGAGAATAAGCTGATTATCTCAGTCGGCGGTCATAGCAATACCTACTACCTCTTCGGAGGTCGTGACGAATCCAGTTATACGCTTGTTCAGGGCATGACCCTGGCAGGCGTTCTTTTTGACGAGGTCGCGCTTATGCCGCGGTCCTTCGTTGAGCAGGCTCTCGCCCGATGCTCGGTCGCGGGGAGCAAGTTCTGGTTTAACTGTAACCCCGAAGGCCCCATGCACTGGTTCTACAAAGAATGGGTGCTTGAGTGCAAGCGCAGGAACGTCCTTCACCTGCATTTCACGATGGCTGACAACCTCAGCCTTTCCGAGAAGATCAAGCAGCGCTACGAGGGCATGTATACGGGCGTTTTCTACGCGCGGTATATCCTCGGAAAGTGGACGAAGGCCGAAGGCCTGGTTTATCCCTTTTTTGACGCGAAAAAGCACATGATCGACGACGACGGCTCGCGCGGTCGCTATTACATTAGCTGCGACTACGGCACACTCAACCCGTGCGTCTTCGGGCTTTGGCGTGTAAAAGGCAATTCAGCCTTCATGGTGAAAGAGTATTACTACGACGGCCGCAAGAAGGGCAAGCAGAAGACCGATGAAGAGTATTATGCCGATCTTGAGGCCTTTGCAAAAGGATACTTGATCGAGCAAGTCGTCATTGACCCTTCGGCTGCGTCCTTCAAGGAGACGATCAGGCGGCACGGCAAATTCAGCGTCAAGAATGCGAAGAACGGCGTGCTTGACGGTATTCGCGATACTGGAACAATGCTGCAAGCCGGCTTGCTCCATTTCAATAAGACGTGTGTCAATACGAAAGCTGAGTTCGGCGCGTACGCGTGGGACGAGAAGGCTTCGAGCGATGCCGTGATTAAAGAGAACGACCACAGCATGGACCAAATGCGGTATTTTGTCCGCACGATTATGAAACGCGAGGTGAGGGCGTATGGCATTAAATAACCTTTGGGGAAAGCTCGGTGCATTTTCGAGAAATGTGCTTGTGCCTTCCAACGTGATTTATAAAAGCTTCGACGCGGACCCGCTCGTCAGCGATAAAATGTCTCGCGCCATTAGTCGGTGGTACGGCATGTATGTCGATAAGCCCGAGTGGGCCGACGGCGAGGTCAAGCCTCTCGGCCTTCCGCGAGCGATCGCGAAGGAGTTCGCGCAGATCGTCTCTTCGGAAATGACGATCACGGCTGACGGCGGTCCTCGCGCCGACTTTATCAACGAGCAGTTGACGCGCTTCCAGTCGAACGTGCAAAACAGTATCGAGCTTTGCATGGCTCTCGGCGGTATGGCCTTTAAGCCGTATGTCTCGGGCGAAAACGTCTTCATCGATAGCACGAGCGCCGCGTCTTTTATCCCTCTCCGCTTTGACGATGGGGATAATTGCGTCTCTGGCGTATTCAAGAGTCAGCCGGTCAAGGTTGATAAGAGTTACTTCGTCAAGCTCGAGTACCATGACTTCGCCAACGGCGTCTATACAATTCGCAACAAGGCCTTTACCTCTGACGAGAACGGTATCACAGGCAGCGAGGTCGAGCTCGGTCGCGTTCCTGCGTGGGCTGCTATTCCCGAAGAGGTTCAGATCAACAATGTGGAAAAGCCGCTTTTCGGCTACTTCACGCCGCCTGTCAGCAACAACATCGATACCGCGTCCAGCTTAGGCGTCTCCATTTATGGCGGCGCGACTGAGGACCTGATTCGCGACGCCGATGAACAGTGGGCGCGTTTCCTCTACGAATTTGAGAGCGCTGAGCGTAAGATCATTGGCACCCCTGAGGCGATCTCTGGCTCGCTGCCTGGCAGTAAGGCAAATCCCTTGCTCGGCGATCGGCTCTTCATTCAAATGCCGTATGACTCGGATGACTTCTTCAAGGAGTTCTCCCCGGCGCTTCGGCATGCAGGCTACTACGAAGGCTTGCAAGCGATCTTACGCCGCATTGAGTTCAATACCGGCCTTGCTTACGGCGATCTCTCCGACCCCGCGACTGTGGAAAAGACCGCGACTGAGGTCATGTCCGCGAAGATTCGCAAGTTCAACACAGTCAAGGCGCTCGAAGATCGCTTCAAGGCTGCGCTCGAAAACGCGGTCTACGGCGTTGACGTCTACGCCACTCTCTACGGCCTTGCGCCCCGCGGAGAGTATGAGCTTTATATCGATTTTGACGACAACATTCTCACCGATAAGGACGCTTTGCGTGAACGCGACCGCCAGGACGTTCGTGACGGCCTTATGCAGAAGTGGGAATACCGCGTCAAATGGTATAACGAGACCGAGGAAGTTGCAAAGAGCATGTGCCCTGCAGAGTCCGCGGCGGACCCCTTTAACCTCGGCTGATGCTGACGCCTGAATACCTGGCGGCTACTCCGGACGCTCTTGTCGAGCTTTATGGAAAGATCGAGCAAGACATTCTTGCGAATATGGCCGAACGTATCGCGAAGTACGACTACTATATTCCTGCGGTCCAGCATCAACACCAGCGTCTTCGGGCGATGGGGATGCTTGAGACCGAGATCGAGCAGCAGCTCGCCGCGCTCACGGGAAAGACTCAAGCTGAGCTCAAAAAGCTCATGGCGCAGGCGGTTGACGAGGCGCTTACCTCTGACGCGAAAATCTACGCGGCTGCAGGCATGGGCGACGTTGACCCTCTCGCAGTCGCCGGCGTTCGCGAGGCGCTGCAAAGCGGTCTTCGGCAGACAAGCGGAATCTTCCGCAACCTGACTCGTACAACCGCGAACACGGCGGCAAAGCAATTTGAAGACGCTCTTGATCGGGCCTGGCTGCAGGTCACGTCAGGGGCGTTTGACTATAATACCGCGATCAGAAATGCGGTCAAAGACCTCGCACGGACCGGCGTCCAGTCAATCACTTATCCTTCAAGCCATGCGGACACGATCGAAACGGCTGTTCGCCGCGCGGTCGTCACCGGCGTCAACCAGACCGCCGCAAAGTCGCAGCTCGCGCTCATGGACGAACTCGACATTGATCTTGTGGAAGTAACTGCGCACGCCGGCGCTCGCCCGAGTCATCAAGAGTGGCAGGGACAAATCTATTGCCGCAAGGGCTCTCACCCGAAGTACAAAAACTTCGAGGAGGCTACGGGGTACGGCACGGGCGACGGCCTTTGCGGCTGGAACTGCAATCACAGTTTCTTCCCGTATGTCGAGGGCGCGCCTCGAACCTACTCGAAAGCTCAGCTCAAGGACTACTCCGCAAAGAATATCACCTACAACGGCCAGCAGTTGACCGAGTACGAGGCTTTGCAGCAGCAGCGCTATATTGAGCGAGGTATTCGCCGATGGAAACGCGAAGAGGTCGCTATGAAAGCCGCAGGTCAACCTACCGACGAGGCTCGGGCTAAAGTCCGTGCCTGGCAGGCCAGACAGCGTGATTTTATCAAGCAGACCGGTCTCAAGCGAGCCTCTTCTCGCGAGCAGATCGGATAGAGCACTCATAAACAAGCCCCAGGCGACCCGTATCGAGTTTTCTGCCTGGGGCCCTGGTGTTTATACTCCTAATATTTGGAAGTCATACGGACGATCGTGGAGCTCCGTATGACTTCCTTTTATATGCGAGCCGTGGTTACGCAGGTTCGACTCCTGCAGCTCGCGCAATATCGGCTACCCGTCAGCCTATGAGGACGGGGCGGCAGGTCACGGCAACGACCTAAAAAGCCTAACCGCAAAGAAAGGAACAGTATGAAAAAGGACGAACTCACCGCTCTGGGCCTGACAGACGAGCAGGCCGACAAAGTGCTTGCTATCAATGGTCGCGACATTGAAAAGCACAAAAAGGCAGCCGAAGACGCGAAAGCCGAGACGGCCACCCTGCAGCAGCAGCTCTCCGACCGCGACAAGGACCTCGAGACCCTGAAAGCCGGCGCGGAAGATGCTGAGAAGGTCAAGCAGCAGCTTACCGACCTGCAGACGAAGTACAACGACGAGACCGCCAAGTATCAAAAGCAGATCGCCGATCGCGATTATGCTGACGCCCTCGAGACCGCCTTCAACGACGGCAAAATCGAGTTTACCTCTAAGGGCGCGAAAGCAGCGGCCTGCGCTGACTTCATGGCTACTCGCTGCGAGCTGAAAGACGGCAAGCTCGTTGGCTTTGAAGACCGTATTAAGGCCATGCGCGAGAAAGACCCCGACTCTTTCCGCGCTGAAAAGCCTGACCCCAGCTTCGCGAACCCGACCGGAAACGGTAGCCCGACGACCCTGAGCAGAGCCGCGCAGGCCGCGAGAGCAGCCGCCGCGAAGTTCGGACCTGTTTCTACCCCCGCAGAAAACACCAACACTAAATAAGGAGGATTCCATTCATGTCTATTCTGAAAACTGAGATCGGCACTGCGATTCCTAATTTCCTGGATAGCGAAGTCGGTCTCGTCACCAAGACCGCGCAGATTCCTCAGAGCATGGGTCAGGCTGACGGCGATCGCAAGACCGTGTTTGCTGGCACCGTGTTCCCCGCGAATACGAGCGCCGCGACCGGTATCGTGTTCCAGGACGTCGACGTCACCGATGGCGACGCGATCGGCGCTGTCATGGTTGCCGGCCGCGTAATCAGCGACCGCGTGAACGCCGCAAGCGCCGCGCAGACCGCGCTCAAGAACATCGTCTTTGTCGGCGCGAATGCGACCGTCCGCGGCTATTCCGTCACCTACGAGAAGGACGGCGGCACGGGTGACGTTCCCGTCGATGCGACCATGTACGCTGACGGCGAGATCGTCCAGCTCTCCAAGAGCTACCCGCTGACGAAGAGCTCCAAGTCTCAGATCGGCTGGGCCCTGAGCTCTGGCGGCAACGCCGTTGACACGGTTACGATCGCGGGCGCGGACGTCAAGGTCTACCCCGTCTTCGAGGCCTAATCTAAGTAAGGAGGATATAACACATGCCCGATATTCTGAGAATGCTGTCCCAGGCTGAACAGCTTGACTTCAGCCAGAACTTCCTGATTCCTCGCCCGAACTACATCGGCGACGCGATCTTCCCCGATCGTAAGACTCAGAACTTCAAAGCTGAGTACCTGCGCCTTGCGGCCGGTTCTCAGCTTCCCACTATGGCCCTGGTTCACGGTCTCGACACGGAGGCGCACATCGGTTCTCGCCCTGCACTGGAGCGCGTGACGGTTGAAAAGCTCTTCATCAAGGAGAAGATCAACCAGACCGAGTCCCTGCGTCAGGTGCTCGAAAACGGCGCGTTCAATGACAGCGCTCTGATCGACTTCGTTTATGACGACTGGGGCCGTCTGGCCGAAGGCGTTCGTTGCCGTACCGAGGTCGCCAAGATGGAAGTCCTGTCCACCGGCAAGATGACCATCAAGGAGAACGGTCTGAACTTCTCTGTTGACTTCGGTGTGCCGAATGGTAACACCGGCTTCGACATTGACGTTTCCACGCCTGACAAGAACGTTCTCGCGCAGATCGAAGAGATCGTCGAGACCGCTCGCGACAAGGGCTTCACCATCTCTGGTATGGTTCTGTCCGGTTCCGTACTCTCTAAGATGCTGACCAACGAGGGGATCTCCAAGGCCATCTACGGCGGCGCCGGTGCTGGCGCTATGGTCTCTCGTACGCAGCTCGTCGGTCTGTTCAACGAGCTCTTCGGTATTACCGAGATTCGTACGAACGACTTGCGCTACAACGTCGAGGGCAAAGACGGCAAGCTGACGACCCAGCGCTTCTGGGGCAAGAGTAAGGTCTCCTTCCTGGCTTCCTACAACGGCCTGCAGAACTTTGGCGTCGGCCTGTGGGGCGTGACTCCTGAAGAGGAGCAGCTCGGTCCCTGGACCGCGAAGAGCGCCGAGCAGTTCGTCACCCTGACCCAGTGGACCGAACCCGACCCCACGGCCGTCTGGTCTAAGGCGTCTGGTCTGTTCGTGCCCGTTCTGCCGAACCCCGCGGGCCTGTTCATCGCCACTGCCAAGCTGCAGTAAGGAAGGCGGTGCAGTAAGTGGTCGTTGTCAGCTACGAGTGGTATAAGACCACTTACGGCGGCGAGCTGGACGAAGATACCTTCAACCGGCTCGCGTCTCAGGCGTTCCTCTTTGCGGACGCCATGACTGAGTATAGGCTCAGCGCTTGCTGGGCCCGTCTGGCGGAGTCCGTACGCGTAGCAGTTATGTCGGCCGTCTGCGCGTACGCTGACCAGGCAAATATCGAGGAGTCCGGCGGTCCTGTTTCGTCTGAGACGAACGACGGCATCTCGCGAACCTATGTGACGGGCAGCGCTTCAAGCGCGGGCGCGTCGAGGAACGCAGGAACGGCGCAGGGCCGATTGAGCAATGCAATTCGGCTCTACCTCGCTCCTACGGGTCTCCTGTTCCGCGGGAGGGGCCGCCGATGAAAGACTTCCTCGCCTGTACCGAGCTCGTGACGCTCGTTCACCACGTCAAGACCGCTGCTTCTGACTCGTATGTCTGCTACCCCATTCAGGGCGTTAGTTGGTATGCGAAGACAGAAACGGCGGTCACGGCTGACGGCGCGAAAGCGGTTAACGTTTATAAGGTCCGAATCCCGGAGGCTGTTCTTCCGTCTTGCTTGCCTGAAAAACTTGACTACCTGGTCAAGGGGGAAATTTCAGGGGTACTCAAGCCGGCAGACCTCAAAGGCTCGACTTATTTCCAGATCACCGCGGTCGCCGACAACCGGCGCGGGACTCTTCCGCATGTGGCGGTGAGCGGCGTATGAGTTTCGGAATCAAGATCAAAAGCGTCAACATCACGCCGAGTAAGATTCTTGCCAAGCACGGTCTCGGCAGTGATAACAAGGCGCGAAAATATCTCGCGACTTCGGTCGCGAAATATTGCGACCCGTACGTTCCTATGAGTGCGGGCGCAGGAGCGCATTTGAAGAATCAAAAGCAGATCGCCCCTGACGGCAGCAAAGTCACCTATCCAGGGCCGTACGCCCATTATGTTTATGTCGGCCTCGCTATGGTAGGTCGAGCGCCAAAGAGCTATTCAGGCCGAGCGCTCAACTACCACGGCGCGCCGATGCGAGGTAAAGAATGGGATAAGCGTATGCTTGCAGACCGTGGGGGCGATCTTAAGAGAGACTTCGCCGCTTATGTAGGAGGTAGAGCAAAATGACGATCATTGATGGCGTTCGCGCCTGGCTGAAAACCTATGAGGGACTGGCTGACGGTCGGCTCAGCGTGGATTTTTTGCCCGAGGAGGCGAAGAGCTACTCGGTCGATACCGTGCCGACCACTGAGATCGTCAAACGCTACCTCGACGGCAGCTCTATTCGGCAGTTCCTCTTTTGCGTATCAAGCCGAGAGTTTTACAGCGATAATATCGCGCAGAACGTAGATAACCAGGCCTTCTATGAGGGCCTCGCCGCTTGGCTTGAGCGCAAGAGCAAGCTCCGGCAATTCCCTAATATTGGCACGGGCCGAACGGTCCGGTCAATCGAGATCAGCTCCACCGCGTACCCGTTCGTCGTCGACGAGCATGGCACGGCGCGGTATCAGCTTCAACTCAAACTAACTTACTTCCAGAAAGGAGATCGCACCGTATGAAACTTTCCGAGCTGATGGCAGCCCATACGCCGAGCCCGACCTTTGAGGGCTTCGTCACCAACGACGATTTTGTCCTCGCGATCGATTGCTCCGCGGAAGGCTCCGCCGAGGTTAAGGACTACGCGGTCGCGCAGCTTGGCGTGACCGGCCTTGACGCCAACCTCAACCCGATCACGCAGGACAAGACCTATATCCGCGCGGGCCAGTCCACCATGAAGACCGGCAACCAGAGAGCCTTTAAGGTCTCCGGCGATCGCTATATCGGCGATGACTTCCAGGACTTTGCCCTCTCCCATGCTGTCATGTACGGCACTGGCTCCGCTGTCATTCGCAAGTACGTTTACTTCTGCTTGCTGAACGGCAAGGGCGAAACCGGTGAGGCGTCCATCATCGTTAACTCCGATGGCAGCGGTTCCGCAGGCGAGAGCGCAAGCATCGACATCGACGTCAAGAAGGCCAACGCCGCGCCCGCCGAGTACACCTACTCCGCGGCGTAATTTAAAAAGGAGGATTTGACAAATGGCAATGTTTCAGTTTTCCGCTCGCCGGGTCGAGCTCAACTTCTGCGATCAGATCAAGTGCACCGTGCCTCTGACCGACGAGGTTCAGAAGAAGGTGCAGGACGCCGCGAAGGAGCTGCTTCGCGTGTCTCAGGCCGCGAAGGACTCCGACAATAAGGAGCATACGCTCGACGACCTTTGCGATTCTGTGATGGACGCGATCGACGAGATTCTCGGCGAGGGCATGTCCGACCAGATTCTCGGCATGAAGGAAGGCTATACCTTCTGGGACGCCTGCGACGTGTTCAAGTATATCACCGACGAGATCAACACCGCAATGCGCGGCGTGGCTGCGTCCTACGCGTCCAAGCCCCCGATCACGCCGGTCAATCGCGTGCAGCGTCGCGCAAAGCATAAGAGACACGGAGCATGAATCTCCTAACGACCCCGCTGCCGTATGCGGTAAAAGTCGGCGGTCGTGAGGTTCCCATCAATACAAGCTTCCGCGTCGGAATGCGGTTTGAGCTTTTGGCTCTTGACGACCAGCTTACACCGGAGAACGTCTTGACAACGTTCTTCGGTGATAACTGGCCGCAGCCGTATGACGAGGCGGTCAAACAAGCTCTCTGGTTTTATTGTCTCGGCAAGCCTCACGAGAAGGAGGAAACCGACAAGCAAAACCTCAAGCCCTCTCGCAGGAGCTACGATTTTGAGATCGACGCCGATGCGCTCTATACCTCATTCCGCGAGGCCTACGGCATCGACCTCTTGCAGGAGGACCTTCACTGGTGGGCCTTCCGCGAGCTGATGCTCGGGCTTCCTGACGATACCCCCTTCAAGCAGCGCGTTTATTACCGGACCGGCAGCACGGAAGGCATGAGTGCCAAGCAGAAAAAGCAGTTTGAGACTCGGCGCGCAAAGTACGCAATTCCCGAGCGCGGTGCAGTCGATCACAAGTTGACTCTCAGCGAGCGCGACGCCGCGATCAAGAGATATGTTGCCGATCGTTTCAAGGAGGTTTATGGAAAAGGAAAAGCCTGAGCGCGTAAAGCTCAAGTGCCCTTTTTGTGGATATGAAATGCCTGTGTACCTCGCGCCCGACGCGAAGTGCGCAGGCGTTTTTGTTCGCTGCAAGGGCCGAAATTGTAAGAAATTATTCGAGATTCGCGTCAAGTAGTTGCCTTAGTTGCCGATGACGCCACTGAAAAGGTGGTGGAAACATGGCAAATGACGGCTCCGTCATTATCGACATTGAGGGCGATTCCAGTAAATTCAAAAGCGCTCTCTCTGGTCTTGGCAGTATTGCCTCTACCGCCCTAAAGGGTGTTACGACTGCGGTTGCGGCTGTTACGACCGCCGTTGCCGGCGTAGCCACCGCCGCCGTGAAGGTCGGCTCTGGTTTTGAATCCAGTATGTCGCAGGTTGCGGCAACAATGGGCCTCACGGTCGAGGACATTCGCAATGGCTCGGAAGAGTTTGAGCTGTTGTCCCAGGCCGCAAAAGACGCAGGTGCAACGACCGCGTTCAGCGCGTCCGAGGCCGCTGACGCTCTAAACTATCTGGCTCTGGCCGGCTACGACGCTGCGACCTCCGCGGACGTTCTGCCTTCGGTTCTGAACCTGGCCGCCGCAGGTGGCCTTGACCTCGCCTATGCTTCCGACCTCGCGACCGACGCAATGGCCGCGCTCGGTATTGAGGCAAGCAGCGCAAATCTGACCGAGTTCGGCGATAAGATGGCGAAAACCGCCAGCAAGGCAAATACCAGCGTCGGCCAGCTCGGCGAGGCGATTCTTACTGTCGGCGGCACGGCGAAGAGCCTGGCCGGCGGCACAACTGAGCTGAACGCAGCGCTCGGTGTCCTCGCAAACCGAGGCATTAAGGGCGCCGAGGGCGGCACGGCTTTACGAAATGTTATTCTCGCTTTGTCCGCGCCTACGGATAAAGCCGCGGATGCTATGTCGGCCCTGGGTCTGGAAGTCTATGACGCGGCCGGCAATATGCGTCCGCTCAATGAGGTCTTCCGTGATCTTGACTCCGCGCTGTCGGGCATGACCGAGGGCGAGAAGACAAAGGTTCTCAACGAGATTTTTAACAAAGTCGACTTGAAATCTGCGCAGGCTCTTCTCGCCGGCTGCGGCGAAGAGTTTGATAACCTGGCCGCTGCAATCGACGATAGTGCGGGCGCCATGCAGAACATGGCCGACACGCAGCTCGACAACCTGCAAGGTGATATTACGATTATGAAGTCGGCCCTCGAGGGGCTCGGCATCGGCGTATATGAAAACCTACAGGCTCCGCTCCGTGATACGGTCCAGTTTGCAACCGAGCTCGTCGGGCAGCTCTCCGAGGCGCTCAACGAGAACGGCCTGGAAGGCCTTGTCTCGGCTGCGGGCGACGTGCTCTCTGAGGTTCTCCTCAAGATCACGAGCGAGCTTCCGAAGTTTATTGACATCGGCGTCAAGGTCATTAAGAGCTTGATCTCCGGTCTGCTCAAAAACAAGAAGACGCTCGTTGACAGCGCGATCGAAATCGGCAAGGTTTTAGTCAGCGGGCTCGGCTCCATTCTCGGAGACCTGACGCTTGCGGCTCTTGAGATCATCACAACTCTCGCGGACAGTCTCGCGAAAGAGGCGCCCGCACTGATTCCTGCCGCGGTCGAGGCGGTCTTGCAGTTTGTTGAAGGCCTTCTCAGCACAGAGAATATCAGCGCTCTTATCGACGCCGCGCTCGCGCTGCTGACCGGTCTCGTCGAGGGCCTGATTGCGGCGGTGCCGGTTATCATCGAGGCCGCACCCATCATTATTGAGAATCTCGTTACCGCGATTCTTGATAACCTGCCGCAAATCATCGAGTGCGCGATCACGCTCTTAAACGCCCTCACACAGGGCTTGCTCGACAATCTGCCGCTTCTGGTCGACGCTGCAATCGAGCTGACCCTCGCAATCGCCGAAGGCTTGATCGAGGCGCTGCCCGATCTTATCGACGCCGCGCTTGATCTCGTGGGCGCTCTGGTCGACACGATTTTCGCGACTGACTGGCTCGCGCTCGGCGCGAAGATTCTCGAGTCGCTCGTCAAGGGTGTTCTCTCCTTGATCGGCTCGCTCTTTGAGGCTGCGGGCAAGATCGTCTCGACTATCTGGGATAAGATCACAAATACAGAGTGGTTCCAGAAGGGCGCTGAGGTCCTCACAAAAATCATCAACGGCATTAAGAGTATCTTTACGAACCTTGCTCAAACGGCAAGCGATCTTGTCAAGAAGATCACCGACAAGATCACGAATACGGAGTGGTTCCAGAAGGGCTCGGAAATTCTCACGAAGATCATCGACGGCATCAAGAGCCTGTTTTCTAACCTGGGGCAGGCCGCGAGTGACCTTGTCAGCCAGGTATGGAACACAATCACAAATACCAACTGGCTTGACCTCGGCCGCAATATCATCGAGGGTATCGCCAACGGCGTCTCGAACGCAGTCGGCACGCTCGTTCAGGCCGCGAAAAATGTCGCGAACAGCGCGCTCAACGCGATCAAGTCTGCCCTCGGCATCGCCTCTCCGTCTAAGGTATTCGCCAAAGAGGTCGGCCGCTGGATTCCTCCTGGAATCGGCAAGGGCGTTGATCAGGCCATGCCTGAGCTGACCGACGATATGCGCGCGCAGCTTCAAGACTTGATCGATGACGCGAATGTCTCCGTCGCGACCGAAGTCGGCGGACTCAGCAGTAAGCTCGCGCTCACAGCAAACTCCGGTTCTGGCGGCGGTAACCACTCGCAGACCATTACCAACGACAACGGAATCATTGTCTATGTGACCTATAACGGCGACGGCTCCGAAGAAGACGCGCGCCGCGTAGGTAAGCAGATCGGCGCTGAAACAGCGCGCGAAATCCGAAGAAGGGGGCTTGCACCGACATGACCGGCGATAGCTTTAGCTTCGGCAGATATAACAGCGTAGACGACTGGGGCCTGATGGTGATTGCTTACGACTACTTGCTTCCTCCAAAGCGAGCTCGTAAGATCACCATTCCTGGCCGCTCTGGCTCTTACGACTTCGGCGCGAAAAACTGGGAAGAGCGCACCTTGCGCATGACCTGTACGCTGACGCGCCAAGTCACGAAAGCCGAGTTCCGCGAGATCATCTACGCTCTCAGCAAGAAGGCTCGGCTCCGCCTTTGGAACGAGCCTGACAAGTATTATATCGCCGAGCTCTATGACCCCGCAGAGGTTCAGGACTACTACCTCGAAACGGGGCGCGAATTCGAGCTTAATTTTATCGCCGAGCCGTTCGCGTACGGTCCGACGATCACCACGCCACTTGAGAACGGGCGCAACAAGATCGCGTATCAGGGCACCGCGGAAACGCCGTGCATGATCGTCCTGCGCAACGTCTCTTCGAGCAACGTTCAAAACATCACAATCACTGCAACGAAAAGGAGTGACTAAGCTATGTATGCTTGCGACTACCTTGAGACCGGTTTTCTGAACGTCTTGCGCGGCGTCACCTTCGCCGCCCCGACAAAAGTCTACCTGGCCTTGTTCCTCAATGACCCTGGCGATTCCGGTACGGCCGGCACAGAAATCAGCTACGCCGGCTATGCCCGCATGGAGATCGCTTTTTCTGAGCCAGCGGTCTCTAACGGCGGTATCGGTATTCAGAATCTCTCTGATATTACCTTCGCGGCGCCGGCTGACCCCGCTGGCACCGTGACGCACATTGCGATCATGGATTCTCTGGTCGGCGGCAATATGCTTGCCCGCAGCGAGCTGACCGAGAGCCTGGTTATCGGTGCAAATGAGCCGCCTGTCTTCCTGGCTGGCGACGTGCTCTTCTACCTGACCGGCAACATGTCGAACGCCTTCAAGACAAAGCTCCTGAATCTCTTCCGCGGCACGTCTATCCTCGGCATCTCCGCGCATTTTTCTCTCTGGAATGGCTCTCCCGAGGAGACCGGCTCCGAGCTTGCCGGCGATAACTATGCCCGCGTTGCGCTGACGTTCTCGGCGCCGAGCGAACAGGCGAGCGGCCAGATGCTCGTGCAGAACTCGCTCGCCGTGTCCTTCAATCGTCCCTCGACTCCGTGGGGCGTCTGGACCTATTCGGCGATCTATTCTGCAGCAACGGGAGGTGAACCTGTGTATTTGCAGGAGCTTACCGAGGCGATCACGATCAAGAAGGGCTATATGCCGACAATCGACGTCGGCGCGTTGAAGGTGGGATTAAACTAATATGTTTAGCTTTGACCGCTTCAATTTATCCAGGTTTTCGCTGGGAAGTCAGGACAACACAATTCACATTGAGCTGCTTCTCGCTGAAAACCTGGAATCTGTTGCCGGCGTAGCTATTCCGATCGAGACGACCGCCTTCTTCAATGACATCCTCCGTGGTACTGCGCGCGGCGCGATCGGCATTGCTTCGGCCTTCGAGTCGTATGCGGCAATGAACAGCGCCGCGCTTATGCGGGCGAATATCATCGTGAAGGGCTTACTGGGGGACACCTTGCAAGCCATGTCTGACGGCGCGCAGAACTCCATGATCGTCAACGTGCTTGCTGAAAACCTCGGGGCGAGCTCGTACGCGAGCGCTGATATTCTCTGGCATGAGGCCTATGCCGATGCGCTTACTTCACTGGCGAGCGTGGTTAAGGATATTTTGATCGACCCGTTGCTCTATGAAGTGCTCGGCTCGGTCTCTGGCGCGGGCACGCAGTCCACGGAGCAGGTCTCTGTCACTGTCACGATTCCGCCTGGCGGCGAGCTGCGTATTGACAGCGACACGTTCCGAGTCCTGCTGAATGGCGAGAACGTTCTCGATAAGCAGTCTGGCGACTGGCTCATGCTCTCGCGCGACCTTCTCTACCTTGACATTGAGAGCGCGATCGGCAATGGCTTGTCTGGTAACCTGATTTATACAGAGAGGTACTTGTGATATGCTTGAGATTTTTGATAAAAGCCGCAAGCGTATCGCGATCGCCGAGAACGCGAGCGGCGTAGAGGAAGAGCGCAAGATCAATAGTCTTTGGTATCTCACTTTTTCGCTTCCGTACAATGACGCAAAGAATGAGTATTGCCAGCCCTTCAACTATGTCCGCTACAACGGTGGCGAGCTTTATCGCATTATGCCGGTCGACGCAGAGATCGCTGAGACCGGTCTTTTGACCTATCAATGCGAGCATGTCCTCGCAACCTTAATCGACAACGTGCTCTTCGGGTACCATGTTGTAGGCAACCGAGGAACCTACACGGCTGACTGTATTCGCTACGTGCTGAATCGGCAGCGCGTGCAAAACTGGGTGCTTTATGAGTGCGACTTCGCACGGCAATTTGAATACGGCTGGACGCAGGAGACCTTACTCTCGGCCCTATTCTCGATTGCAACACCGCTTGCCGACTACATGTGGGTAACTGATACCAGCGTCTACCCGTGGCGTCTCTCCCTCAAGTCGATCGGCCTCGGGCAAAAGCCGCAGCTCTACGTGCGCTCGGGTTGGAACATGCTCTCGTATGGTTCTGGCAGCGACCCGCAGCAGATTTGCACCAGACTTTACCCCCTGGGCTACGGCGAAGGCGTCAACCAGCTCACGATCAAGAGCGTCAACAATGGTCTCGAGTATATTCAGAGCCCGCAGGAGTATATCGACAAGTACGGTCTTATTGAACGAATCTGGATTGACCGCCGTTATGAGGACCCCGCAAGCCTTCTCTCCGCGGCGCAAGTCATGCTGAACGAATTGCAGGACCCGTTACAGCAATTTGAGATCAGCTTCGCCGAGCTTGACGAATCCGACTACAATGTCGCGCAGATCGGCAAGCGCGTTCGTATTTTGCAGACTGAGCTCGGAACGCAGGTCGATACCTATGTTACCGAGCTCACCTATAAATACGACGACGTACCAAGCAGCAAGATCATCGTCGCGAATAAGAGCACCGATATTGCGTCCAGCGTCGCCGATATGGCTGACCGGCAGCGAATCGAGCAGGCGTACGCTCAGGGCGCAACGCAGCTTTACTCGCAGTCGCTCCAAGCTAACTGCGACTCGCAGAACGGCGCGGTCATGGACTTCTACCTTCCCGAGGATATGCGAATCGTCAATAAGATCGTCGCGAAGGTCCGCGTCGGCAGCTTCCGCGCCTACTCCAAGGCGACGAAGGCCGCCGAGTCTAAGGTTGTCTCCTCGACGACTGCTTCGCAAAAGACCTATTCAAGCACCTCGGGCGGCGGCTCTACCTCGACCACCTCTTCGGGTGGCGGCCAGACGTCGGGCGCGACGACGCTCGAGTCCTCAAACGTCTTGCCGAGCCAAACAAGTGGGCAGGCCGTGCACAATCATGGTCTTTCTCGCGGCGCGCGGCTTGCGACGACCAGTGACGGCCAAACCGTTGATGGCTATGAGACCTTTGTATGGTCTGGCGCGCATGTCCATCCCGCGCATACGCATAAGATCAACGATCACTCGCACAGCGTTCGCATTCCAAGTCATTCTCACAACGTCACGATTCCTGGGCATAGCCATAATATCACGATTCCCGCGCATGAGCACGACATCACGCCTGGCATCTACTTCTATGGCAGCCCGAAACAGTTCGACCTCTACGTTAACGGCAAGAAAAAGACGACGATCGTCTCGACTGACACCGAACTCGACCTGACGCAATATCTCGTGGACACCAGCTCCAAGCTGATTCCGCGTGGTTCCTGGCTCTCGATCGAGGTTCGGCCGAATGATCTTGCCTACGTCAGTATTGACATGTTCGTCCAGGGCTTCGTGCAGTCCAGGGGCGACGCAACAGTTTAACTCTCAGGAGGTAAAACACTTTGGAGACTATGTATAAGGGCATTCCCTTCTCTCCGCAGGTCGCTCTCGCCGACGGTATCGGCGCAGGCGACACCACGATTCCCGTCACCGATATTTCCGCATTCCCCGACGCACCGAACCTCGCAACGATCGGCACGGACGAAGACGGCGAAACGATTCTCTATACCGCGAAGACGACGGACTCTCTTTCCGGTTGTACGCGCGGCGTAGAGGGCACGGCGAAAGCCTGGCCTTCCGGTACCACGATCGCCCGCAACTTCACCAACAAGGACTTTGACGCCTTGCAGAAGAATATCCAGGAGGCAAAAAAGCAGGCCGATCAGGGTGTCAGCGATGCCGCTTCTGCGAAGAGCGCGGCAGCTACCGCGCAGAGTACGGCCAACGCTGCGGGCACTGCTGCTTCTGGCGCGCAGAGTACGGCCAACGCCGTGGGTACTGCAGCAAGCAATGCCCAGACTGCTGCAGATAACGCGCAGATCGCGGCGGGCAACGCCCAGAGTGCCGCTGATGACGCGCAGAGCGCTATTGACGAGCACGCTGCGGATAAGCAGAATCCGCATGGCGTGACTGCGGCCCAGGTAGGTGCGGCGGCTGCGTCTCACAAGCACGGCAACCTGACGAGCGACGGCAAGCTCGGCTCGACTGCGAATCTCCCTGTCTTCACCGGCACGGGCGGTCTCGCGCAGGCTGAGGCCGTGCTCTCGGCCGCTGCCAAGCTGGGCCGTGGCTACGGCGCTTGCTCGACCGCCGCGGCAACGAAGGCGAAGGCCGTAACGCTCTCGGGCTTTACGCTCGTCACCGGCGCGATCGTGGGCGTGAAGTTCTCCTACGACAACACTGCGACCGCGCCCACGCTGAACGTCAACAGCACTGGCGCAAAGTCGATCTACTACAAGGGCGAGGCCGTTGCAGCTGGACTTCTCAAGGCCAGCTACGTCTATCTCTTCCAGTACAACGGCACGCAGTATGAGCTCCTGAATCCGGTCGCGCAGAGCGGCGGCGGCTTCTATCCCGCAATCATCGTGACTGCCCCCACAGGCTCCACGGTGACCGCCACGGATGGTGAGACCTCTCTCGTGGGAACAGAGGTAAGCGGAAAATGGACCTTCCAGATTCCATCCTATGGTGCGTGGAATATCACCGCTACGCTGAACGGCCAGACAGCTACCACGAGCGTCTCCGTCACGGAGGTCAAGCAGTACACCGTCACGCTGACCTACTTCGCCGCAACAATCGCGGTCACGTACCCCTCGGGCTCGACCTGTACTTGCTCGAATGGCACGACCACGCTCACCGCGCCGAATACGACTGGTAGCTATACGTTTACCGTCCCGAGCGCCGGCACCTGGACCGTCAAGAGCACGAATGGCACGGACACCGCCCAGCAGGCTGTTTCGATCACGACCAGCGGCCAGAGCGCGAGCGTGACCCTGTCCTATAAGCCGACTGCGAGCACGAGCGCCAAGTCTGGCGTCAACTATACGACCGGCATTTCGAGCCTGACCGCCGAGAAGATGAGTCTCTATGCTGAGGCGATCTCTCGGAACAGCGCGATCACGAACACGACAAGCACGGTCTATATCGACGACGGCGCGAGCCACTACAAAATCAGTGTTGGCGACTCGATCAATATCGCGATCAATGGTACCTCGTACGCCTTTAAGATCATGGGCTTCAACCACGATACCCTGACGACCTCCACCGCGTACGGTTCCGCGACCGCGACCGGCAAGGCCGGTATGACCTTGCAGATGGCTGACTGCCTGGCAGGTAAGGCGCAAATGAATAGCTCTAACACAAATAGCGGCGGTTGGGAAAACTGTGCTATGCGTAAGAGCAACATGGCGACTTATCTCAGTCAACTCACGAGTGCCTGGCAAAACGCCATTAAGCAGGTCAATAAGCTCTCCTCGGCCGGCAGCCAGAGTACAACGATCAAGACGACCGCTGATAAGCTCTTCCTCCTGTCTGAGGTTGAGATTTTCGGCTCTACCTCTTACTCGGTTTCTGGCGAAGGCATGCAATATGCGTACTACAAAGCCGGCAACAGCAAAGTTAAGAATGTAAGCGGGTCTGCGTACAGCTGGTGGGAGCGTTCTCCTCTTGCGAGCGGCACTACCAGCTTCTGTTATGTCAACAGCAACGGCAACGCCAGCAACAGCGCCAGCAACTCGATTGGCGTGGCCTTCGGCTTCTGTGTTTAATCTGTAATCTACAAATATCTGCGGCCCGTAAGGGCCGCGGAAAGGAAAGTGCTTATGTCAGTCTACAAGTCCAAACGCGGCGCCAGCTCTGCGCAGTTTGTTGAGACCGCGAGAAAGCTGCAGGTCCATACCCTCGAGCAGTGCCTCAAGGTACCTAAAAGGTACACCTTCTACTTGACGCAGAAGATCATGGACCACGCAAGCGCCGTCTACGATGAAGTCACGATGGCGAACAGCATTTTCCCGATCAACCAGCATGAGGCCCAGCTCCGGAGAGATCACTTGATCGCGGCAAACGCCAAACTTCAAGCCCTCGACCGGCAACTGGGCCTTCTTGCGGGCGTCCTTTGGAAGAACCCTGAGAACTTCAAAGGCTTTGACAACGCCTTCACGGTTTGGGGCGAGCTTATCATCGAGGAGGCCAAACTCATTTCCGGTATCAGGCGCTCAGATCGCGCCCGATATAAAAATCTTCCTGAATAACTGGGTCAAGTCCTGCATTGTTGCCCTGTCTGCGAACAACTGGTGGGAGCGTTCTCCTAATGCGAGCAACACTACCAACTTCTGTAATGTCAACAGCAACGGCAACGCCAACAACAACGCCAGCAACTCGAATGGCGTGGCCTTCGGATTCCGTTTATTTCCTGGTGAGACCAAGTAACTCTCTTTAGAGCGAAAGCAGGACCGATACGGAAGGAGGACTTGCAGCCCTGGCCGTCGGGCCAAAAACACTCCGTCGATGCGGCCGTCTGGACGCTGCTTGCATGGCTCGGAAGTGCGCGGGTACCGAGTTTCATGGACGGCGCCGCTACGCAGTTATAACACGCGCTCTATAAATACCACTGTACGAAGGAGACAATCTAATCTATGACAAGCGAAGAGCGGCACGAGCTTAGGTATCAACGCCGCTGTCAGAGAAGGCAGGCCAAAAGGCTCGCGCGCAGCATCGCTTGCGGCAGCTTTGAGGAGGCCTTTTCTTTTAGCAATCTATTTCAGGCAGGGCAAACCTGCTGCAAGAATGTCAACTGGAAATGCTCGACGCAGCGCTACCGAATGAACATCATCTCGAATACCGCGAGGACCCATGCTGAGCTGATGGCTGGAACGTATAAAAGCAGAGGCTTCTACGAGTTTGACATTTACGATCGCGGAAAATGGCGCCATATTCGCAGCGTCCATATCACGGAGCGCGCCGTTCAGAGAAATCTCTGCGACCAGGTTATCACAAAGGTTTTTCAACCTGCGTTTATTTATGACAATGCCGCAAGCATCAAAGGTAAAGGCATCGACTTCGCAATGGACCGTCTCAACTGCCACTTGCAGCGGCATTTCCGCAAGCATGGTCTCAAAGGCGGTATTCTCGTCTTCGACTTCAAGGACTACTTCGGTTCGGCGCAGCACTGGACCGTCCAGAACGAGCTTGCTCGTCGTGTTCACGACCCGAAGACCAGAAAGCTCGCGAATGACTTCCTTGAGAACTTCGGCCCAGTCGGGTACGGCCTTGGCAGTCAAATCTCGCAAAACGCGGCGCTCATGCTGCCGAACAAGCTCGACCATATTATCAAGGAAGAGCTTCGCATTAAGGGCTACGGCCGGTATATGGACGATGGCTATTTGATTCACGAGGATATTCACTATTTGGAGTATTGCCTCGAGAGAATCAAAGAGGTCTGCGCCGAGCTGGGTATCACGCTCAACCTGCGCAAGACCAAAATCCGCCCGATCACACGCGGCATTGTATTCCTCAAAACGAAGTTCATCTTGACGGAGACCGGCCGAGTCCTTCGCAAAATGAGCCGTGCGTCCATGCGCGCGATGAAGAGAAAGCTCTTCAAGTTCCGCAAGTGGTACGAGGCCGGCGAGTTCTCGCTCGAGGATATTCGCACCGCTTATGACAGCTTTAAGGGACACATGCGACGAGGCGACAGCTTCAAGGCCATCGCGCGTATCGATCTATTTTTCAAGCATCTCTTCGGGTTCCACCCGAACGACAAAACGAAATGGAGGGCAACTAATGTACCGAATCGTAAAAGATGGGACTACTCTGGGGCTGACTGAGCAACCAAACTTTGTCGAGCCGCTTGAGAACGGCGTCTGGGGACTCTGTGTCGAGTCCAGGGCTCACGGTATCGCCTGGGAAGGTAAAGTGTACGGCCTTGCAGGGAAGTCCGCCATGGACGGCCTGGAGCTCGTCACGCTTGCCTTCGTGGACGCGGGCACGCTCACGACCGAGGCCGTGGCCGTGCAGTCGATTCTCTTCGTAAACGCTGCGGAAAGCGGCGCGGTCGATGACACGACCGCCAACGAGCACGTTGACCTGTTTGCTGCCTGGGCCTACCCGATCGCCTATAAGACTGGCAATATCCGCAAATACGGCGGCCAACTTTACCGTTGCCTGCAAGATCATACCTCGCAGGCGGACTGGACTCCTGATGTCACCTCCAGCTTATGGAAAGCTACCGCCGACCCTGCCGAAGAGTGGCCGGTTTGGTCTCAGCCCCAGGGTGCACATGACGCCTACGCCAAGGGCGCAAAGGTCTTGCACTCCGGTAAGCGCTGGACCTCCGACGTCGATAACAACGTTTGGGAGCCTGGCGTTTATGGCTGGACGGAGGTAACTGAATGACGCTATATCAGGTCCTCAGCCTTCTCGGCGCCGGCAGTCTGCTTGTCGGCGTTTTTCGTTTGCTGTTCGCCCAGATCAAGGGCGTTCGGCTCGGCGTGCAGGCGCTCCTCAGGGCGCAGATGATCGCCGACTATAACAAGTGGAGCGAACGGGGGTACGCCCCGATCTATGCTCGCGAAAATTTCATCAACTGCTGGACGCAGTATCACAGCCTGGGCGTCAACGGCGTCATGGACGACCTGAAAGCGAAATTCCTGGCGCTGCCAACCGACCACCTGCAGGCTGAGAAAGGAGATTTGGAATGAACGAAAAGATCATCAAGAGACTCGGCAATCTGCTGAGCGTCAAGTCGATCGTCACCCTGGTTCTGACTGGCGTGTTCGCCTATATGGCGATTGTCGGCAAGATCAGCCAGGATTTTATGACGATCTACGCCGTCATTATCGCCTTCTACTTCGGCACCCAGTCCCAGAAGACCCAGGACGCGATTGACGGTATCGGCAAGGAGGTCTAAAGCTATGACACCTGTTCAGCGTGTACTCGCTACCGCCCGTTCAGAGAACGGGTACCTCGAGAAGGCGACAAATGCCCAGCTCGAGGACAAGACCGCGAACGCCGGTTACAATAACTGGAACAAGTTCGCGGCCTTCCTGGACGATCTTGAGGTCGTCTACAACGGCAAGAAGAACGGCTACGCATGGTGCGACTGCTTCGTAGACTACTGCTTTATTTACACCTTCGGCCTTGAGCTCGGAATGGCTATGACCTTCCAGCCGAAGAAGGGCGCGGGCGCAGGGTGTACTTACAGCATGGGCTACTACAAGAAGGCCGGCCGCTTCTTCAAAGACCCACAGCCTGGCGACCAGATTTTCTTCACGAACGACGGCGGCGCGAGCTCGTACCACACCGGTCTCGTGGAAAAGGTCGAAGGCGGCAGGGTCTACACGATCGAGGGCAACACCTCAAGCGCGCCTGGCGTCGTCCCGAACGGCGGCGCGGTGCGTGACAAGAGTTATTCGCTCGGCTATAACCAGATCGCGGGCTACGGCCGGCCTGACTGGAGCCTTGCGGGAGAGGAGACTGAGGAAATGACGCAAGATCAATTCAACGATATGTTCAAGGTCGCAATGGCGGCTTACCGCGCGGAGCTGCAGGACAACGACTGCGGCAGTTACAGCGCCGAAGGCCGTCAATTTATGATCGATAAGGGCCTCATGGTTGGCGGTAACCCGCTGCCGAACGGCGAACCGAATTACATGTGGCAGGACTTCCTGACCCGCGAGCAGTTCGCGACCGTGCTCTTCCGGTACGCGAAGGCCCTGGGCATTGCCTGATGGGGCGCCATGAGAAAAAGCCCTCAAAGAAGAAGGTCAAGATCGAATGGAGCAAGCTCGTATGCCTGTTGACGATTCTCGCCGGTCTCTTGATCGTGCAGGAGTGCCTCTTCCTTATGTACCTCTGCATCAAGGGGGGCTACACCGCCACGGCCGCCTGGCTTACCGCTGCGACCGGCGTAGGCGAGGCGGTTATCATTGCGGGCGCAAACGGGTATCTCGGGCTTGCCAAGTCCGATCACAAACGCGGCGGTATTACGTTCGAGGCCGCCAAAGCAAAAGACTTCACCGAGGACGAGGATAAAAACAGCCCTCCGATCTAACTGAAAAGCCCTCCTGCGGATTCGTCCGCGGGAGGGCCCTTTTTCTTTTATATTTTGCGGCCGAATCCGC